GCTCCGCTGCTGCGCCATCTTCCTGGTTTCCTGCCGCCGAATGTGTGCGATGAGACGCAGGGTCCTGGAATTCGCTCTCTGCAAAACTACAAAAAGTAAGGTCCGTGATGGCGGCAAAAATGTTTCGCGGAAAAGAAACCCGCGCCGAAGAGATGGCAGAAGCCAAGGCGCTGAAGAGCGGCAAGATCAGCAAGGATCAGTACATGGCCGGCGAGAAGAGTGAAGGCAATCACAGCGCGAAGGAGATCAAGCGCAACGCCGACGCCATCAAGTCTGGCCGCATGAGCCCTGCCAAATACGCCGGCGAGCACATGGCTGACGGCGGCCTGGTCATCGGTGGTTACGGCGCTCCCAACGAATGCACGTACAACTTGGGCCCTGGGGTCCGTAGCCGCCAGGACTACAAGAAGTAAGCACATGCTTGCGAAACCACCAATTACAGTTCTCCAGTCGTTAGCCTCGCTGGGAGGGAACAGTGATTTTGAAGTGGTGTGTAGCTGGCTTGAAGAATCTTTGGGCCAAATTCGCAGCACGAATGACGCCACTCGTGACGAAGTTCAGTCCCGGTGGAATCAAGGAGCGTCTCAAGCGCTGGCTGAGTTTCTGGAAAAGAAGCAGTCAGCAAGAGACATCCTCCGAAAACTGAAGTAACCCGCCCCGTTGGGGCAACCGCATGACCAGCGGCGGTATCGCTGGCAACCGAGAACACCGGATCGAAGTATTAGGGAAAACCCTCGGAGGCCCCTGACGCGGAGTGAAGGCTCAAGGAGTTTGAATTGAACCTACCACGTGCCGTCCTCGAGGCGGAAAGAAAGGCAGACGAAGCTCTTCAACGACTGCAACAGGCTCGACAGCCGCAGCAGCAGCAGCAAGATCCCCCGCCAGGCGATCCTTCTGCTTCGGACCCTCCGGCCAATACGCCGGCTCCGAGTGAACCAGCAGCTCAGGCAACCACCGCACCCGCGGCCACCCCTCCGTCAGAGGGAGACGATAAGTGGGAAGCAAGGTACAAAACGCTGCACGGCAAATACAATGCCGAGGTTCCCCGACTGCATGCGGCGCTCAAAGAGCGTGACGGCAAGTTGAATAGCCTGACCGAAGAAGTGGAGGCGCTTAAGGCATCGCTCGCGAAACCGAAGGAATCGCTGGTGAAGCCGGAGGAAGTGAATGAGTACGGTGAGCCGCTCGTAGACCTGATCCGCCGCGCAGCGCGGGAAGAGGTTCAGGGTAAAGACGACGAGATCGCCCAACTCAAGAAACGGCTGGAGTCGCTTGATTCGACTCTGGTTCAGAACAAAGAGGTCGGCTTTTATGAGAAGTTGGCTTCGTCGGTTCCGGACTGGATGGCGATCAACGATGACCCCGACTTCCATACGTGGCTGAGTGAGATCGATGAGATCACCGGCTACACGCGCCAGGACATTCTTTCGGAGGCTGAAGGGAAGCGCGATGCGGATCGCGTTGCCAGATTCTTCAATGCGTTCAAAAAGGTTCAACAGAACAAAGCGGCAGCAGCTACCAACTCGCTGGACTCGCAACTTGTTCCGGTAGCGACTCGGACCCCCGAGGCGCCAGCGGGCAAGAAGCTCTGGACTCGCGGAGAGATCGCAAATTTCTACGCTCGAGAACGGAGAGGCGAGATCTCTGATGCGGATGCTGCTGCTATCGACGCAGAAATTCAGTTGGCGATTCGAGAAAAACGAGTTCGATAGGCCGACTGATCAGTACCGAAAGGTTTGAATCATGTCAGTTACCGCTTCTAGCAACTACTACGGCTCCGGCAATGCTGGGGATTACGCCAGCTCGTCCGGTTCCAACTTCATCCCCGAGGTTTGGTCGGGCAAGCTCCAGGTCAAGTTCTACAAGAGCACCGTCCTGGGCGAGATCACCAACAACGACTGGGAAGGCGAGATCAAGGGCCAGGGTGACAAGGTCAACATCCGCTCGATCCCCACGATCACCATCAGCAACTACTCCAAGGGCCAGAACCTGACCAACCAGGTTCCCACCTCCACGCCCCTGGAGCTGAACATCGACAAGGGCAAGTACTTCGCAGTCGTTCTGGACGACGTGGATGCTACCCAAGCCGACGTCAAGCTGATGGACATCTTCACGAACGACGCTTCGCAGCAGATGAAGATCGCGATCGACGGCGACGTGCTCGGCAGCGTGTACGCTGACGCAGCCACCGCCAACAAGGGTGCCACCGCTGGCGCTATCTCTGGCGACATCAACCTGGGTGCTACCGGCGCTCCCCGCCAAGTGACCAGCTCCACGGTTCTGGACATGATCCTGGACATGGGTCAGTGCTTGGACGAGCAGAACGTGCCCGAAGATGGCCGTTGGGCCGTGCTCCCCGCTTGGATGGCTTCGCTGATCAAGCGCTCGGACCTGAAGGCAGCTTACCTGACCGGCGACTCCGTCACGCCCCTGCGTAACGGCAAGCTGGGCATAGTGGACCGCTTCACCCTGTACGTCAGCAACAACCTGTCCAGCGTCACCGACCTGGGATCCGATGCTGCTGCTGGCGGCACCGGCGGCGCTGCCGACTACAAGGCATGGAACATCATGGCCGGCACCCGCGACGCGATCTCTTTCGCTTCGCAAATGACCAACGTCGAGACCCTGCGTGCCCAAAGCACGTTCGGCAACATCGTCCGCGGTCTGAACGTGTACGGCTTCAAGGTGACCAAGCCCGAAGCTCTGGTTCACGGCTACGTCCGCAAGTGATCGGGTAAACCCTGATGGAGGGGAGGGAGGAAACTCCCTCCCTTTTTTTATGAAATTGCTCAAACAAAAGACATCTGGCCATATCTACGCGTGGACTCCGCAGCTCGCGCAGCGGGACGACATGGAGCCTTACGAGCACCCGCCACAGCCCGTTCCGCAGGAAAACCCCAACGAAAATCCAGAGACAGCGCAGTCGGAAACGGCGCCTGGTCTCGGTATTGAGGACGCCCTCAAAGCCTTCAGGAAAGAGGCCGGCAAGCCCCAGCGCAAGTCCAAACAACCGCCGGGTGAAGCATGAAGGTCTCTGACGTTCTTTCTCGGGTTCGATCCATCCTCAACGATGCTGACGCTACTGGCTACCGCTGGACAGATCAGGAGCTGATCGACGCCATCAACGATGCGCAAGGCATCATTGCGGTATACCGCCCTGACTGTTTCCCGGTCAGCGAGGTCGTCACCCTGGCGGCTGGCTCCAAGCAGTCCATCCCTTCTTCCGGCTACCGCTTGCTGGACGTGATCCGAAACATCGGCTCGGACGGCACGACTCCTGGTCGTGCAATCCGCCCCACCGATCGCGACACTTTGGATGCCTACGATCCGTACTGGCACACCAACACCAAGAAGTCCGAGGTCAAGAACTCTGTCTACGACGAGCGCAACCCCACGACATTCTGGGTGAATCCTCCAGTGAACGCCGGGGTAAAGGTCGAGCTCCTGTACTCCAAGCGTCCGACTACTCTGACAGCAACCAACAACGACTTGGCAATTGCTGACGCCTACTTCGAGGGCATCGTGCTGTTTGTTCTGTTCCGCGCATACGCCAAGGAAGCCGACTACGGCGGCAACGCAGCTCTCGCTAACAACTACCTGAATCTGTTCGGCGGACTCATGGGCATGAAGTTGCAGAAGGATGTGGCATTCGGCCAGTCCTTGAACCGTAAGGGCGGCGAGTCCAATCCGCAAAGCATTCAAGCTGGAGGCGTCTGATGGCTGCGTCCTACGAAGATTTCTTCCCCAACATCATGCCCGAGGTGCCTGGCGCCGCGGAGATGCTGGTGGTCAACGCAGTGCGCAACGCCTGCATCGAGTTCTGCGAGAAGAGCCTGGTGATGGTCCGCGACCACGACCCTGTCACACTCAAGCAAGGCGTCGTTGATTACGACCTGGAGCCGACAAAGGGCTACATCGTCGTGAAGGTGATGCAAGCCTGGCTCGAGGACACGCCTTTGACTCCGCTGGCTCCCGACTTTGTGCGTGAGGCATCGGTCTACAACCGTCTGTTCAGCTCGTACCAGGACAAGTCCAGCACGCCGAGGTTCTATCTCCAGAAGGATGAGCGCTCGGTGTCCGTGTGGAATCCGCCTGAGAAGGACTACCCCAGCGGTTTGACCATGCGAGTGGCACTGAAGCCAACTCGCGCCAGCGAATCAATCGAGAGCGTGATCCTCGAGGACTATGCCGAAACGATCGCAAGCGGCGCTCTGTCTCGCTTGATGATCAGCGTTGGCAAGCCGTACAGCAACGAGAAGATGGCGGCAGTTCACAGGACCCTTTTCCAGCAGGGTATTAACGTGGCTCGTCAGCGCGCTACCCACGGCCAGGTCCGTTCCGTAATGAGCGCAAAGCTCCGGAGAATTTGATATGCCAGCAGCAAGCTATGACTTCGAGATCGAACAGGGAGCGACTCTGATCAAGCCGATTGTCTGGAAAGACAGTGCTGGAGTACCCGTCAACCTGACCGGCTACACAGCCAAGATGCAGATCCGCAAGAGCGCTGCATCGGACGATGTGTTGCTTGAGCTATCATCGACCAACGGCAAGCTGGTTCTCACCACTGGTTCAGGAACTGGCGCCGGAACGATAACGATGATTTTCAGCGCGACGACCACCGCGGCGATCGGCTGGTCTCGTGGCAAGTACGACCTTGAGTTGACCTCTAATGACGGAACCGTGACCCGTCTCATGGAGGGAGAGATCACTGTTTCCAAGGAGATCACTCGATGAGCGATTTGGTCGTTGTCGAAGAAATCGGCGCAACCGTTGTCGTCCAAGAGGTTTCCTCTGCGCAAACGGTCACCATCGTTAGCGAGGGGCCGCAAGGGCCGCAAGGCATCCAGGGCATTCAGGGTATCCAAGGTATCCAGGGACTAAAGGGTGACACCGGTGACGTGACGCCTGAGCTCATGGCGGCAAAAAATGCCGCCGAGACTGCGGCAACAAATGCCGCTAGCTCTGCCACGTCCGCCTCTAATTCGGCTTCGACCGCAACCACGAAGGCTGCGGAGGCCGCAACGTCGGCTACTGGCGCGGCCAGCTCAGCCGCCGCCTCCGCCGGTTCTGCCACGACGGCGACTACAAAAGCAAGCGAGGCTGCATCGAGTGCGTCCGCAGCCGCCACATCGGCAACCAACGCCGCTGCAAGCGCGAGCTCGGCAGCAACTTCTCAAGCCAATGCCGCAACCAGCGCGACAAACTCTGCCGCATCCGCAACCGCTGCATCCGGCTCTGCAACTACCGCAACGACCAAGGCATCCGAGGCTGCAACATCAGCCACCAATGCTGCGACGTCGGCCTCGACCGCGGCTACTGAGGCTGGTATCGCAACTATCAAAGCGGCTGAGGCAGCAACCTCCGCTACGAACGCAGCCACCAGCGCAACGTCTGCCGCTGGTTCAGCAACGACCGCAACAACAAAGGCGACGGAAGCCGCGACCAGCGCTACCAACGCTGCTACGTCGGCTACCAATGCGGCAAACAGCGCCACCGCCGCCTCTGCGTCTGCGACCGCAGCAGCCACTAGCGAGACCAACGCCGCGAGCTCGGCGTCGTCTGCGTCCACATCTGCCAGCACGGCCACAACCAAGGCGGCAGAAGCGGCCACCAGCGCAACGAATGCTGCCTCGAGCGCATCGACCGCCACCACGCAAGCCGGTATTGCCACTACGAAGGCATCTGAAGCGGCGACCAGTGCGACTAACTCAGCGTCAAGCGCAACCACGGCTACGACACAGGCAACGAATGCGTCCTCGAGCGCCACCGATGCTGCCGCCGCAAAGGCCGGTGCAGAGTCGGCCAGGGATTCCGCCCTTGCTGCGTTTGCCAACTTCAACGACCAGTACCTGGGGCCGAAGTCTTCCGACCCGACGACCGATAACACTGGTGGCCCTCTTGCCGCCGGCAACCTGTACTACAACACCAACTCAATGGCCTCCGGTGGTGGCATGAAGGTGTACGACGGAACGGCCTGGCTTGCCGCGTACGCGTCCCTGACTGGGGCATTGCTGGTCGCTAACAACCTGTCCGACCTGGCGAGCGCCACAACGGCGCGCACCAACCTCGGCATCGGCAACGTCGAGAACAAGAGCGCGTCCACCATTCTCGGTGAGCTCACCTCGAGCAACGTCACCACGGCCCTGGGCTTCACGCCCGCCACGGCAGCAGCCGGACAACCGACCGGCGGCGCGGCTGGACAAGTTCTGTCAAAGATTGACGGCACCAACTACAACAGCCAGTGGATCGACAACTTTGCCACCGACGTTCGTGTGGCGGTGAAAAACAGCACCGGCGCAACTCTCTCCAAGGGCACGGTGGTCTACATCTCCGGCGCCAACGGCGACAACATCCTCGTCAGCAAGGCTCTGGCCAACGCAGAATCCACATCGAGCAAGACCTTCGGTATTGTGTTTGCGGACATCGCCAACGACACCATCGGCAACGTGGTGTGCGAGGGCGCCCTGTCGGGCATTGATACGTCTGCCGCGACGGCTGGCGATCCGGTGTGGTTATCCCCAACCACGGCCGGCGGCATGGTTTTTGGCCTTGCCAACAAGCCGGTTGCGCCGAACAACACAGTGTACCTTGGCGTGGTTTCGCGTGTTCAAGCCAACAATGGCGTCATCCAGGTCAAGATCCAGAACGGCTACGAGCTGGATGAGCTGCACGACATCCTGATTACGTCGAAAGCTACCAACGACTTCCTGGTGCTAGCCTCAGACGGCCTGTGGAAAAACCGAGCTCTCGCCAGCGGCGACGTCACCACGGCGCTTGGATTTACGCCATTTTCATCGGCTGGCGGATCAATGTCCGGCAACCTCCAGGTCAACGGAACCGTCAGCGCCACGCAGTTCAATGGCAGCGCCGCCGGACTGACCGGAATCAAGACCGTCAACGGCAGTTCCATCCTTGGCTCCGGCAATCTTACAATCGATGCGCTGCCGAGCCAAACGGGCAACAGTGGCAAGTTCCTCACCACGAACGGAACCGCTGCATCGTGGTCCTCGTTAGGTATTACTTCCGGCACTCCCACTGCTAGCGGTTTGTTGTACGGGAAAACGGACACCGGCGTTTATTCGGCGCCCCAAGAGATCGACTATGGAACCGGAACTGCCAAGATTAGCATCGGCGCCTCTACATCGACTATTTCCGGAGACAGCTACGACTCTGGATCCGTAGCTGTATCGATCTACAACGCCATCGGGGACGGCACGCTCCAGATCGGGCAGAACCTCAAGATCGTGGTGGAGGTTCCGAATCCGGGTAACGACGAGTCCGGGTCAGGCGTCTACAACCTGATCGACTTGGGCGCGATCACGGCGATGTCCAGGTCCCTAGAGTACGGGACGCACTACTACTCCATCAGCGTCACCAACCCGAACGGTTTTGACGGCACCGGCGCGACGTGGCGTCCGGTCTATCACATCTACGGCTTCTACGTGAAGACGTTTGTCATTGGCGGCACTGTTGCGGAGAACGTCTTCCTTGGTCTCAACGCCGGCGCAGGTGTCACGACAGGCGGAGAGAACGTTGTCTTGGGCGTAAATGCCGGCGGCAACATCGCTAAAGGTCGCAACAACGTCGTCATCGGGAATGCGGCGACGGCCTCCGCGTACGACGTGAACAACGAGGTCACGCTCGGTAATTCTTTGCACACCAAGACGCGTCTCTTCGGCGCGCTTGCGCTTGGTGGTAGCTCAGTTGGCACGGCTGGGCAAGTTCTCACGTCCCAAGGCCCAGGCGTCGATCCGATTTGGGCCGCTGCTGGATCTGGCCTGCCCACGCAGACGGGCAACAGCGGGAAGTTCCTGACCACGGACGGCACGAATGCCTCGTGGGCAACCGTTGATCTCTCGTCCTACCTGACCACAGCCTCTGCCGCCAGTACGTACCAGCCACTTGATGCGGACCTTACCTCGATTGCCGGGCTCACGGGCACGACGGGTTTGTTGAAGAAGACGTCGGCCAACACCTGGACGTTGGACACGACCGCATACACGACCAACACGGGTACGGTCACTTCGGTGGGCGTGAGCGTTCCGACCGGCCTGTCCGTGTCCGGCACTCCCGTCACGACGAGCGGCACCATTGCCATCTCGCTGACGTCCGGCTACTCGATCCCGACGACCGCAAGCCAGACGAACTGGGATACGGCCTACACCGACCGCAACAAGTGGGACGGCGGCAGCACTGGCCTAGTGGCCGCAACCGCCCGTACGTCGCTTGGTCTCGTGATCGGCACCAACGTGCAGGCATGGGATGCCGACCTGGATGCGATTGCTGCGCTGGCTGGCACCAGCGGTTTCTTGAAGAAGACTGCGGCCAACACCTGGGCGCTGGACACCAACACGTACCTGACTGGCAACCAGTCCATCACCGTTTCTGGCGATGCAAGCGGCTCCGGAACCACGTCGATTGCGCTGACGCTGGCCAACAGTGGCGTGACCGCTGGCACGTACACGAAGGTCACGGTGGACGCCAAGGGTCGCGTGACGGCAGGTGCTTCCCTTGCATCTGCGGATCTGCCCACCTACACCGGCGCAATCACGTCAAGCCAGGTGACGACTGCGCTGGGCTTCACGCCGTACAACAGCACAAACCCGAGCGGATATATCACCAGCAGCGGCAGCATCACAGGCTACTCGGCGAGCATGAGTTCTGCGGACGTCCGAACCATCTCGCCTTCGAGCATCTCATCGCAGCGCCACACATTTGGCTTCACGAGCTGGTCGAACAACAACACAGCGCCTTACGCCGACTACTTGCATCTGCGCAGCTACAGTGACTCGTCCGGCGGGAATGACAACCTGGTCCTGTTCCGCAAGGATGCCATCGGGATGCGGATCTACCAGCAGAGCTTCGGTTCTGCCACGGCGTACTCGAGTTACGCGGACGTTCTTCTGAGCACCAACTACACCAGCTACTCCCCGTCTCTGACTGGTTCTGGCGCATCTGGCTCGTGGGGCATCAGCGTTACTGGATCGGCTGGAAGCGTAGCCAATGCACACACCGCCGGTACTGGACTGAGCGGCTCGACCTTCAACGGATCGGCAGCAGTCACCTGGTCGCTCGCAACATCCGGCGTCACTGCCGGGAGCTACACCAACGCCACCGTCACTGTTGATGCCTACGGTCGCGTCACATCGGCTTCAAGTGGATCTGGCGGTGGTGGATCGTACGTTGGGGGCAATGCGCAGCTCTTCACTTCGAGCGGCACCTTCACGGTTCCGGCTGGCATTACCAAGCTCAAGATCACAGCGTTTGGTGGTGGTGGTGGCGGCAGTTCAAACAACGGTGGTTTGGGTGGCGCCGGCGTTGCGCTCGTTACCGTCACCGCTGGCGCCAGTTACACCGTCACCATTGGCTCTGGCGGCAACGGAGCGGCTTACACCAACGCAGGCGCTACGGCGGGAGGGACCACCAGCTTCGGGTCTCTGGTCACGGCGACCGGAGGCGGGGCTGGTAACGCCACATCCGGCACGTTCAGCACCACCGGAACCCTCATTGGCTCAATGAAGGGCAACACTACAAACCTGTATCTGCACGGCGGCTCAACCGCTACGGCTACGGGTTCCATAGGAGGAGGCGGGGGCGGCATGAGCGGAGGCGGATCTTCCGGCGGCGCCCCGAATAGTACGTATGTCGGAACCTCCATCATGGGGTCGGCCGGAGTTTATAGCAACCCAAGCGGAGGTGCTGGCGGGGGATCGAATGGAGGCGCTGGCGGTGCCGGATACTTCGACGGCTACAGCTATTACTCCGGCCGTGGCGGCGGAGGCGGCGGTGGCATGCTGATCGAATGGTAAGGAGATAACACAGTGAAGAAGGCGCTCATTTCCCCGAACGAGCCGGTCGTAGTCGTGACCGACGTGGTCAACGATCAACCGGTGCTAACGACTGTCGATAACTCAGCCCGTGTTGTGGAGGTCTGCGACACGGAGTTTCCGGTGTGTCCTCCGCTGTTCTGGGTCGATTGTGATGACGTGGTAGATGCGGTTAACTGGTATTGGAACACAGCGACGTCGTCCATCGAGCGGATCACGATCCAGACCTACACGCCACCTAGCATAATTCCTGTTTCGGAGATGTCATGAACCAACCCCAAGTGAAGATAGGAAGCGTAGCCAACATCTACTCGCGGATGATGCGCTTCACCAAAAGTGGCGACACCGAGCTCGGCCACACGCACCAGTTCGACCACCTGACGCTTCTGGCCAAGGGCTCGCTGAGAGTCACCGTGGAGGGCCGGGTGAGCGAGTTTACCGCCCCGCACATGATCTACATCCGCAAGGACAAGATCCACGAGCTGGTCGCGCTCGAGGACGACACGGTGGCGTATTGCATCCACGCGTTGCGAGACCAAGGAACCGGCGAGATTCTCGACCCCGATATGATTCCAAACGGGGTTACCCCAGCTCCGGTAGCCGGCGGCTGATCATATACGCGGCAGTAAAACGAATTGCGGTTTCGCCTCGATCGTTGATCGATGAGAAAATCGCGCTCTTTCTACACACTTGGTAAGTGTCTACTAACATACACAGAGCCCCGCTTCGGCGGGGTTTTTTATTTGGAACCCCACCGAAAATAGGCCCTGATTTCCAGCTCCGCGAGGCTCCCATGGAAGGTCAGGTCCATAGCGATTCACAGCCGCAGAGCGGCGTTCATCTCTCAGAGGCACAGCTCGAGCTGATGCTGAACAAAGCTGCCGAATACGGGGCGCGCAAAGCGCTGTCTGACATCGGGCTTCACGACGAAGACGCTGCCAGCGACGTCAGAGAGCTTCGCAGTCTTATCGATACGTGGCGCGACACCAAGCGCACAGCTTGGAAGACATTCGTGTCTTGGGGCGTGAAGGGGCTACTGCTGGCAATCGTTGCCGGCCTGTACCTCAAGACCGGACACGGCGCCCATCTGCCGAAGTGAGGACACCATTGATCCGCTCACTCTCCTGGCAATGGCAAACGGCGCAGTTGCTGCCGTCAAGAAAGGTTGCCAGCTCTACAAAGAGATCCGTGGAGCAGCCGGCCAGGTTAAAGACGTCCTCAACGACCTCGATAAAACATTCCGAGCACAACACAAGGACAAACCCCCAACACCTGAACAGACCAAGCAGTACCACGAGGAGCGCGAGCGAGTTAAGCACGTCGCCAACAGCGACCCCAACGACGTCATATCCCAGGTTGGTGAGCAGCTTGGAGCTTTCTTTGACGCATTCGACAAGATCGAGAAGGCTTTCTGGGAAGAAGAGCGTGCCGCAAAGCGCCTTTACACCGGCGATGAGTCGCTGAGTAAGAGGGCTTTGCAGCGTGTTCTAATCCGATCGCGCCTTCAGACGATGGAGGCCGAGATTCGAGAACAGATGATCTATCACTCCCCGACGGAATTGAAAGATCTATGGGGTCGATTCGAGAAGATGCGGGCTCAGATCACTGAGGAACAGGAAGCCGCAAGAGCGGAGCAGCACAGGAAAGATGCACTAGCGGCATGGCAACGGCAGCAAATTCGCAACGCGGTAGAGGACAACCTAATTTGGCTGGTCGTGCTGCTACTGGTCGCGGCGGAGGTTATGGGGGTTCTATGGACGATCCTACTGCATCGGCAGAACGCACTGCCCTCCTGGCCGGGACTACCTTCCTGATGGTGCTGGTGCTGGTGCTGTTTCTATTTGTCGTCGGGCTGTACCTGAGCCTAAAGACCGAGCGAGATGTAAACGATATTCTGAAAGCGAAGATTGTTGGGAGATTGATTCAATGCCCGTGAGACTTTTACTGCTGGCTGTATTGGCGCTGGCTGGATGCCAGGACCGATACCGATACTTCTGTCAGAATCCGGACAACTTCGTTCATGAGTCCTGCCAGAAGCCTCGGTGCCAGTTCACCCAAACCTGCCCGGAATACCTCGTGGCCCCCATCCTGGAAAAGAAAATTGAACAACAGCAACAAACCCCAGCTCCCACCGCTAACCCCGGAAGAAATTGAGGTCCGCGTCTGGGCCTTCGTTGTCGGCGTTGTGACGCTGATCCTGGCCGGAATCGTGTTCTTCATGCTGTACAGCGTGACGTTCGTGACGCAGCCGATCAAGTCCATGGCGCCCATCGACCAGGGCTACTTGAAGATGCTCAACGACATCGTACTGCTCATCGTGGGCGGTATCGGAGGCGTCATGAGTAAGAAGGGCGTCAGCGCGATCGCCAACGCTCTCGGCACACCTCCGGCTCCGCCACCTCCGGTTGCATGCCCGGTACAGGGGGTTCAGCCCCCTCTCCAATCGCCCGTGACCGGCGGGCCGTTTGGAAGTCCGTTTGGCGCGATGCCGGTCTATATCAACCCTGAGTTGGATGAGTCGTGGAGACCGCCTCCCCCGCCGACGACTCCGCCCCACCATCTCGAGCCCGATGCTGAGCGCGAAGAGCTCGCAGCAGCCCGGAAGGAGGCCGGAACATGATTGGACTGCTGCCGAATCCGTGGCTCATCCTTGGCGCAATTGCAATCTGGGTTAGCACTTACTTCTACGGACACCATGCCGGCTGGAAGGAACGCGACCTGGATATGCAAAGCGCCGTCGCTCGTAAGAACGAGGAGTCTCGCAAACGCGAGCAGGATCTGACGAGTAAGCTCAACGACCAATCCGTTCAACTCAAGGAGGCGAACAATGTTCTCGATCAAAAACAGTCTGCTCTTGATCGCGCTATCCGCGCTGGTCGGGTGCGCATCAGCACCCCCGCCAGTTGTGTTTCAGCCGGTCCGAGTGCCCCCGCTCCCAGCGGAGATAGCGCAGAAGCGCCCAGCGAATCTGAGCGACAGACTCTTGCAGCTATTGCAGCCATCGTCGCAGAAGGCGACCGAGCCATCAACCAGCTCAACGCCTGCATCGACGCCTACAACAAAGTAATGGAGTCAGTAAATGGTCAACGCTGAACAGCTTCGACAGCTTCACATCGGGGCTGAATGGGTTGAACCGCTGAACAGTACGTTCGAGCGCTGGGGGATTGTCACGCCCCGCCAGCAAGCGGCATTCATTGGCCAGTGCGGGCACGAGTGCGGCAGCTTCCGAGTCCTCGAGGAGAACCTGAACTACCGTGCCGCCACGCTGATGAAGCTCTGGCCCAAGCGGTTCCCGACGCTCGATATCGCCAACCAGTACGCCGGCAACCCTAAGAAGATCGCTAACATGGTGTACGCCAATCGCATGGGCAACCGCGACGAGGCGTCTGGAGATGGGTATCGGTTCCGGGGCAGGGGGTGCATCCAGCTCACCGGCCATGCGAATTACTACCATGCCGGCCAGGCCCTGGGCGTTGACTTTGTCATGCAGCCCGAGCTCGTTGGCACGCCCAAGTACGCGGCTCTGACCGCCGGCTGGTTCTGGGCGACCCATGACTGCAACCGACTGGCAGAAGGGGCGGACTGGGCTGGCCTGACCAAGAAGATCAACGGCGGGACGATCGGTTTGCAGGATCGCATTTCTCACACCCAGATGGCGCTGGCCCAGATCGATCACTCCAGTGTGATGGCTTAACTACCAAGGAAAATCAGATGGCTACCAAATGGATTCAGGAAGCGACCAAGAATAAAGGCGGATTGCACCGCGCTCTGGGTATCCCGGAGGGAAAGAAGATCCCAGCGAAGACGCTGGAGAAGGCATCTCACGCACCTGGCAAGCTCGGCAAACAAGCCCGCCTCGCCCAAACCTTGAAGAGGCTCAACAAATGAAAGCATCAAACGTCAAGCGAGAAGGTGGAAAGCTCCAGTACCGAGGCCACGAATTCCCCGGTTTCAATAAGCCGGTGAACGCCCCGTCTGGTGACAGCCACAAGAAGATGGTCCTGGCCAAGAAGGGCGACGAGGTCAAGCTGGTGAAGTTCGGCCTGCGCGGCATGGAGGACTACACCCAGCACCACGACGAGAAGCGCCGCGAGAACTACCTGGCTCGCTCCGCTGGCATCAAGGACAAGAACGGCAAGCCCACCAAGGACGATCCGTTCAGCGCCAACCATTGGGCTCGCAAAGAGCTCTGGTGAGGTTTATATGACAGCAATCAGCGTCAAACAATTTGGAGGCATTAAGCCGATCATCAGCGCCAGAATGCTCGGCGCTAATGAGGCCCAGACGGCGCTCAACGCGAAGCTGGTCTCAGGCTCTCTGATGCCGATGAAGGGCGCCACGACGCTGCAAGCGCTGCAAAGCTCAAACCCGGCAACGATATTCCGCTACGGCACCAGCTCTACCGAGACAAACTACTGGCTTGAGTTTGCGCAAGATACCGACGTCATGCGTAGCCCGATCGCCCAGGACCAGTACGACCGGCTCTACTGGACCAACGGTAGTGGCGTCCCGCGCTACGCCCCAAACTCAATGATCCTTCAGGCTGGCTCTGGCGCCTACCCGCGTGCCTCGTACCAGCTCGGGATCCCGGCCCCAACCACCGCCCCGACATTGTCAAGCACCACCGCGCCAGCAACCGGCGACACGCCTGAGACCAGGACCTACGTCACAACCTACGTCTCGGCGTACGGGGAAGAAGGTCCTCCGTCACCCGCGGCGAATCTGGTCACCATCAAGCCTGACACCTCCGTTACTCTGACCTTGCCCGGCAATCCATCTGGCTCGTACAACATCACCTTGGTCCGGATTTACCGATCGTCCGCTGTGGGCAGCTCGGCACAGTTCCAGTTCGTGGATGAGGTTCCGGTGGCCAACGGCTCCTACACCGACAGCAAGCTCCAGTCTGCCCTCGGTGAGGTTCTTCCATCTACTGACTGGGTCGCTCCTCCGGCGGGGCTGAAGGGCTTGCGTCTGATGGCTAACGGCGCAGCGGTCGGTTTTGTAGGGAAGACCCTATATTTCTCGGAGCCGTACCTGCCGCATGCCTGGCCGCACGAGTATCCGATCGATTACGACATCATCGGGATTGCGACCTACGGGCAGTACGTGGCGGTGATTACCACGTCGTTCCCGTACCTGTTCAACGGCATTGACCCTGCCGCTATGAGCTCTAGCAAGCTGCCGCTGCCGCAAGCGGGCACGTCCAAGCGTTCAATTATTGAAACCGGCAACGGCGTGCTCTACTCATCTCCTGATGGGATGGTTGAGATAGGCACGACTAACGACGTCGTCACCCGTGGCATCTTCAGCCGTGAACAGTGGCAGGCGTACAACCCGTCTTCGATCGAGGCGTACACTTACAACGGTCGCATCCACTGCTTCTACAACAACGGGACTCGCGGCGTCTTGGTGTTTGACTTTATGGGCCAGGGCGCCGTCCTGACCACGAATGACGTCAACACGACCACGGCGGTAACCGCTGGCTTCTACGACGCCACCACGGACAAGCTGTACCTAGCCCAAGGTGGGAACATCGTCCGCTTCGATCAGGGCTCGAACCAGACCTACACCTGGAAGAGCAAGCAGTTCCGCATGGAGTACCCGCACAACTTTGGCTTTGGCCAGGTCACCGCATACCAGTACCCAGTGACGTTCAAGCTGTACGCAGACGGCGTATTGAAGATGACGAAGACGGTCCAGAACAATAACCAGTTCCGATTGCCATCCGGCTTCCGTGCTTACGAGTGGGCATTCCAGCTTGAGGGTACTGGCGAGGTTATCGAGGCGGCGATTGCTGATAGCACGGCGGAGCTCAAGCAAGTATGAGCACCAGAGAGACTAAGGTCGCGGCAATCCCAGACGTTCGTGATGACAACGTCACGGAGGTGCTGCGTGCCGTCAAAAACGTGCTTCAGGTCCGAGAGGGTCTTCTTGGCGATACCCTTGATCAGTACGTCACCTGGCGCGACCTTACCGATGTGAGCGTTGTCTCAGCCGGAGGTACATCAACTCTCACCAACGGGACCAGGGTTCCGGTAATAGTTCCGCCAACGGTCGATACCGGTTATGACCCGACGGCCGATCTGACAACGCCGAGCCAACCTACCGGGCTCACGATCACCTCCGGTATGACCAGCATATACCTGGCATGGACCGGAGCGTCATACCAAAATCACGCGTACACTGAGATCTGGCGCGCTTCTACCGATTCGATTGGTAGCGCCGTCAGGATCGGTACGACGATCACCAACCTGTACTCCGATCCAGTTGGCAAGACGAACCAGACCTACTACTACTGGATTCGATTTGTATCAGCAGCAAATGTCTCTGGCCCGTATAACGCAACCGCTGGCACAGTCGCATCGACTGGACTGGTGGGAGGCGTCGATCTTTCTCCCCTGATCATCACTGCTGACAAGATTGCATCCGGCGCGATTGATCTTGGCGGTAGCAAGATCACTGGATTACTGGCGAACGCCAATATGGCGGTCATCACCGATCCGACGAAGATTGCTGATTCGCTGATCGGTAACACCAAGCTCGCAAACCTGGCCGTCGATGCGGCGAAGCTCGCGGACTCGTCTGTGACCGCAACGAAGATCGCCAACCTGGCTGTCGGAACTGCTGCAATTCAAACCGGCGCAATCACCACGGCACTTATCGCCAATGCCGCAATCGGATCTGCCCAAATCGCGGACGCCGCCATTACCTCGGCCAAGATCGGCAACCTGGCCGTTGGGAATGCCGCGATTCAGAACGGCGCCATCACCAATGCCAAGATCTCAGACCTAACGGCAGACAAGATCACGGCAGGGAATCTAACCGCGGCAATTAATGTCAACACCGGCTACATCTACGGTGGCGTCAACCCTGTTGGTTCGGCTCCTGGAACTTCCAGCTTCGGCACCGGCTATTTGCTCGGCGCATATGGCGGAGCCAACCAGTTCTTCATTGGCTCGCCCGACCAGAATCTGTTGTGGAACGGAACAAACCTGAGCGTCAAGGGAACGATCAACGCTCTTGCGGGATACATCGGTCAGAACATCATTGATGCAAACGGCATAAGCTCGCCCAACTACGTCAGCGGTTCTGCCGGCTGGAGCGTGAACAAGGACGGCGGCGCCGAGTTCAATAACGTCACTGTGCGCGGTAGCGTCATTGCCGGGAACAACCCGTCGATTGACTCCACCAACAACACAATCATGACCAGCGGAACAAGCGGCGTTCGCTTGTATAGCGATGGTCGTGTGGTTATGGGTAATGGATCGACCAGCGTCGTCTGGAACAACAGCGGTCTATATATCAACGGACTCACTAACGCAACGACATCAGGCTACAGTTATTACATCCAGCTATTGGCGAGTCAGACAGTTGAAATACTAG